AATTAGCTGATGAGCTGTTAAAGATGCATGGTGTATGACGTTTAACCAATTAGTTGGTAAATACTTAACTGAGGATTTCAGAGTACCTTTCGATTCAAAGAGACGGGTAACTGCACGTAATAGTAGTAAGTTTAGTTCTCAGAATCGATTGTTTGATACCGACCCAGCATCTCCTCAAGCATATAGCGGATTCAAAGGGGATCGTTTAAATGGTAAAATGATTACGTCAGTATTTGTTATGCCTAAAATTAAACGTAAAAATAGACGTAAGCTTAAGGGGCGGACTTAATAACCTGGTTGTATATAAATCTACCTCTTTTACCAACTTGGGTGTACCAAAGACTATCCTTTAATGCAGCTGCTGCAGCCGAAAAATCTTTTTTAGCTATACTAGCTTTTAAATCTACAAATTTATTTAATCTGGGTCCTCCTAAGTTAAATGCCACATCTATTAATGCCATTTTTACATTAACAGGTAAAGTATTAAAGTTTGGTGCAAATTTCATTGCAATGTCTGTAGCAAGTTTTACATTTTCCTCATACAATTGAAGAATTTGTTTATCAGTTAAACCTTTATTTAAATTCTCTTTAGTAATATTATATTTTAATAAAAGTTTTTGATTATTTACATCATGTAAATTAAATCCTATTCCTATATGCGGAACCTTATTTACAACATATATTTTTCTTTCATACCCTTCATGGTTTATTATTTGTTTTCTTAAAACAACTGGGTTAACACTTACATTAGAACTAACATTACTTACCTCTGCAGCTGAGTTATATTTAAAAGGCATCTGCGCAGCATTAGCATTAGCTGACCCTGCTAACATTCCTAAGCCAAGTATACCAGCTTTAACTGTATCTTTTATACCTTCGTTCTGTACATTGTTATTATAATATGCTTTATACGTCATCACAAATATATTTATACAAACCTATCAATAAAGTATTTAGGTAATTTGTTTTTGTTATTTACAACTGCATCATATATAGAACCATCTAATATATAAGTTATACAATGATCATCTTTACTTCTTATACCTCTACCACAGGCTTGTACAAGACTTATAAGCATTTTGTTTGTATACCAAGTCTTATCTTCGTCAAATAGCTTTTTTATTCTTTTATCACTCAAAGGTAGAAACGCCCCTTTAACTATAATTTGAAACCGGGCTAAGTTATCTCTCAAGTCTACCCCAAATGTCATTGACGGGCTTACTATACAAGTTGGTTCGGTAGACTTAAAATGCTTACTTAATATTGATTCATTCTTAGATTCGGAATCTCTATATAAGAACCTCTTATCTGATAAATTCTTTTGCAAATATTGAGTAATTTGCATTGTATGAGTATGTATAATACCTTTGTCATTTTTATGGCTATCACATATGGTTTCAATTTGTGATAATATACGGGGTAACATTTTATCCATATTAGCCCTATTGATCTTATTATGTATAGATACATATATGGGAGCTTTAGCGCTATCAAAGGTACTATCAACTTCCACGTACTTATAGTCAGTTATACCTAACGTTTGAGCAAAGTGTTTATGATCGACAATTGTTGCTGACATTAGCAGTACATTTTCTGCGTAATTAAAGATGTATTTCGAAAGAACATTAACTTTTAAAGGCATAACTTTAACTGTTTTACCTTCACGCTGACATATATACTCACACTTGCTCCAAGTCTCATCAATTAAGTTTAAGGTTCTATGTAAGTTCTTAAAATAGTTCAACTTAATCTTATCATTAATGTTTAATGCTGTAGTTTTGCTGTTATGCTTTTGAGTAAGAGACTCAACATGCTCCCCAACTACTATCATTAAGGATGTTATCCATTTATAAACATCTTCTGATTCTGCAGAGTATAAATATGGTATTTTAATACCAAGCAGTTTTAATTTATCAGGGTCAACGAATATTGAAAAATGTTTTACTAATTCATCTTCAAGTTCTGAAGCTTCATCACAAATAATAAAGTTTTTACGTTTAACATGCCCAGGTAATGCTAAAAACATTTTATAATTTAACACGCTAAACCTATCTAACAGTGCTTTATTTCTTGCATTATAGTATGGGCATATATTATTAGACCAGCACTGGTCTTTTAATTTAGGAGCTAACAAACAAGGAGCATTCTCAACGTCTACATCAGTATCAACTTGACATTGGTAATTACTCTTACCTTTTAACACAGCTGAATCATCAAATAACCCTTTATACTGGTCTTGTAATGACTTTGTAATTGTTAATGCAAATGCACCATGAGGGTATTCCTTAAGACATTCCACTTCATTCGTATAATTACCAATATAATCTTGTTTAAATGCATCGTATGATGTTATAAGCTCTCTAAACTCCTCAGAACACTTATTAGACACATTACCTAACGTCTTAGATATAAAGCTCTTACCAGAACCTGTTGGTGCACTACATATAACAAATTTATGACCTTGCGAGAAAGCATCCTCTACACGTTTTATAAGCTCAATCTGCTGCTTGCTTGGATTATAGTTGTCTGGGAATTTAGATAGGTAACGACTATACACGGTCACATTATATTAACTTAATGCAGATAAAACAACCACAGAGTTATATAATTTATTTCTCTTTTTAGGTTTTAATAACTTTGCTTTAACAAGCAACTCCATATTTTTTTGTGAAAAATCTTCTATCGTATATGAAAAGGATATAGAATCGACTCCTTCTGTTACGAGGAAAGGATACGGTAGTTCAAATGTTCTTATCATGTCATCTGTCTTAATAGTAAAGTTAAAATAAAAGTCTTTAAATTTAAATAATAAAAGCTTACCGGTTTTAAGTGGTTTTTCTCCATTAATAAAAAATACGATGTTTTTTTGCAAAAACTTATTAATAATATCTTCAGATGTATTAATCATGTATCCATATAAGTTAATTTTTGCTCAACTGACATGGTTAATAACGTTTCATTGTAGTATTTCCAAAAATCTTCTTGCTTAACCGTCTTAACTAAATCACAATTATCCATACTCACCATTCTCCATCCTTGCATAAAGATATCCCATACAGGTAACAAGTTTTTAGCTTCTGCATTGTATGGTAACAGCCCAGAAGATGGTTTATAATTTAAAGAAAGACGACCGTTAGTTGTATTCAGTATGTTTTCATCAAGGGTACATAGCATTCGTCTAAAAGCAGGCTTTCCTGCTTTAGGACGGCGTCTAATAAACACCACTTCACATACGCTTTCTCTTAGAAGGCTTTTCAGATTTGTTAATGTTGTTTGCATTTAAAATAGTTTCAGGGTTAGCAACGGATTGCTCATTAACGTTCTTACAAATACCGAATAATCTTTGTTCGTTTAAGAAAACACCCTTTTTAAGCTTGCCATACCCTTCAATAATAATATTTGATACAGCAGCACCTTTATCATTAGGAAATATAACAATATCTCCTTTTTTACAAAATCTAACACTTGGACCAGCAAGAATAACTTGAGCTTTTCTCCAAGCCTTAATTAAAGCATTGGTTGGTACATATAATCCATGACGTAATATAGCGTCCCCAGTACCGTCATTAACTTCATCAATGAATTCTACGAGTACTATATCATCAAAAACGAATGAAAGTACAAAATCATCACTTAGACCAAAGTTACCTTTACCATAACTGTCTAGATCAATTAAACTTTTTTGTGTCGCTAAAACATCTATAGATACTTGTGCCATATATTCTATTTAGTTATCGTTTTTTCAAACTCAACATTGTTTTTATACTCTCGTTCGCTGTAAAACTCAGGTATTATTACTGCTTCCTCGTCTTTATCTTCTTTCTTAGTCTTTTTCACATAGTTTAAACGTTTAAACTTAATTTTAGGTATAACATTATATAGAAAATCGTATTGTTCTTGCTTACTTGTATATATACCTGCATATGTATTGGAAGTCTGATTAATATACTCAGCAATTTCTTTAGAGTAAAAGGAACTCCATCGATTAACCATAAAAACACTAAACTGAGACTCATCATCACAGTTAAGTTCTAGCTTATCCTTTGAAAATAATATAGAATTTAAGTAATCAAATATTGTCATCTATTAATGTCTTTTGAATTAACAAATAACCTTTGTAGTTGCAATAAAGATATCATCACTCATATTATAAAACGTTTCAATTACGTCTTTCATGAATTGTTCTGCTTGTTCATCGGTAAGCTTAGTACTATATGCAAAATTAGGTGCTTGACGACCAGCATCTATATTGATTCCAGTGTGACCTAATGCAATACTATCTTTTGAATAGGTAATACTAACGCTACACTTACCGATCTTCTGTAGAGATCCATCAGAACCTTCAAATTCATCATGAACCATCAGGTCATCTCCATCAACTTCAATAGGTTTCTTTAAATACTTGCTAGAAAGTATGCTTGCAATCTGAGTATTAAGTAATCTCTGAAAGGCTACAGCACCGTATGGATCTACATTTGGTATCTCCCAGCAAAAATTGATAGCATCATTACTATAAATGAAGTCATTTTGAAGAATATCTTCACTATCGATCATACCATCAGCTAAAACATTCATCGGAGCTCTAAAAGCTACAATATTTCCAATTGGTAAAGTCTTTTTTCTGAAATAAGTATAAGCAAATCTCTTATGGATTAATAATCCATCGTAAACAGGAATGTCTTTGATAATCATACCTAATTGTATGAACTAAAGGTATGATTTCAAGTTTATTTCTTCGAAATAATCTTCTAAATAGTATTGGTTGGCTTGAACTGACGGGCTGGCTTGTAATGGTATATCATCAACTGATTTAAAGTTATACAATGCGTTGCTTTTTAACTCACTATATCTGGTTAGCATCTCATCTGTTACCTGTTGTATAGGAATACATCCAAGACGGACCGCTTCATAGTACCTTAAGTTAATAAACTCACCTGTACCAAGAGGGTTTAGTATGTATTTGTAAGAAGCAATCTTAGTAAGGTATTGTTTGTATGTTAATTTTCTATCAGAATCGTATATATCTACGGGTAAATTTCTTTCGATAACCTTCCTTAGCACTTCTTTTCTACTTACATATACATGAGGTGAGATTTGTCCTAAAAACAAGATTCTATCAAGTTTTTGACTTATAGGGTCAGTATCCAGTACTGTACTTTTTGACAACATTTGCTTATTAATGTGAACCTTACCCATTATCTTTGCATCATTAACGTCACTGACAAATTGTACTAAGCTTTTAATCTTCTCTACATATCTTTGATGGTCTATATTCCAAGGAAAGGCTGCGCTATGTATTTTCTCAAAGTTAAAGATAACAACTCGTATGTTTAATTGGTTGATCTCGTTAATAAATGCATCATTCTTCCATATACCTACATGCGGTGTAAAATGTTCATCGATAATATATAGAACGTCTATACCATTTAAGTCGTTTATATCATTAACGTTTTTAAAATCTGTATTAAGATAATTCTTTAAAGCAAGTCTGAAGTTTTGAAACAAACTATGACCTACAAACTCTATTTCATCTCTACTAATTATACCGTTCATGATTGAAACAGCCCCCATGTTATTACTGGATTGTGAAATTCATTAAGCCCAGGGTTTTGTAAGTGTCTATATTCAGACCAACCAGGATTTCTAGTCCAAAGCTTTACTAAGTACTCTACATTACCCCATTGACCTATTTCTTTTATCTTTAATCCTGCTTGATATACAGTTGCAGCTAATCCCATTGGTGTATATCCTGTAAAATAATGAAAAGGTTCGCTATGCGGTGCATTACAAGCTGGAACGTTAATGTATAAGTAACCACCAGGCTTTAAATGTTTCTTTAAACTTTTAATACATTGTTGTGGGTTGTATATATGCTCGTATGTTTGGCTTAAAATTATAAGATCAAAATCTTTTATAGGTAAATCGAGTGTATGTAAATCTGTTTTAGGGTTATTGTCTTCATACACGACGTCTGATATTTGTTTATATCTACCCGCTAAATATTCTATCTCAGGATCAGTAATTCCATTTACGGTTAATATCTTATCAGGTCGTAAGTCGTACTTTTTAATATACCTTTCAAACTCTAACAACGAAATAACTCTAGGAAAGTCTTTTTCTTCCCACTTCCATTGCTTATTATTTTTATGAACTGGTAATGGTACGTATCTATTCTTATATTCATCTGTATTGTTGCATAATACAAATTCATTATATATTTCTTTAATCTTAACGTCAGATATTCTGTCCATAAATTTTTTGTACCCAATGACTCATTGTTAATTCATGAATAGGGTTGTTAAATTGATTAAGCATACCTACCTGACTTGTAAGAAAATCTATAGTAACTTTATTCCAATCATTAATAAAGAGAATTGGTAGGTGTTTAAATTGTTCAAATGCAGAATGAGTTTCCACAACTGGAATGGTTCCTAAGTATAATGATTCCCAGATTCTATGACAGTCAACCCCGTTACCAGGCGGGCTTATACAAAATGCACTTCTCTTTATAGCTTTAAAATATTCTTTCTGTGGAAGATTAGTTGTCATTAATATATTGTTTTTTGTAGTTATATCATCTATTTGAGATCTTTTTGATATATTGGTACCAATATTAAAATTTTTAAAGAATAAAAAGCTCTTTGGTTCAGTATCATTTATTACATCGTTTAATAACTGCATATTACCGTGCGGATATTGCTGATTTCCTAATCCTATAGGTAATGCATGTAATTTTGGATGACTTATTGTAGCGTTCTGGCAATACCATGCTTTTACTGTATCACTATCTAAGTATTTTGTATGCTCTTCACCAATTCCTAAATCTGAGTTATGAGATATAAACACATAGCTATGTTTAAGGTGAGGAAATATATAATTAAAGAATTTATTAAGCGTCCAGGTGTTAACAAACAGCGTTTTAGCGGTAATTATCTCGCATGGTAGATCTGGTGTATTACCAGTATAATAAAACGTTTCATAGTTATTATTTTTTTGCTGATCTATTACAAACCCGCAGTTACTTTCCCCATTACCGTCTCCTACTGGAATTATACTAATTTCATCTAATTTTTGTATCCTTTCACCAGATATAAATTGATTTAATTCCATCTAGAATCCCATAAATGTATACATATCGTTTCATCCGTGATATATTTCTTATAATCGTTTCCATTAACTTTATCTTTATCAAAATTTGGGTATGGGTAAAAGTATGTTAGAGGTAATACAACTATCGTACCAGCTTTATCTAAATTCTTAAAAAGTTTTTTAGTTAAGAACCAAGGCCCGGTAGTTTTAATTACATCCATACCATCACCGTCTCTAATTTCTCCAAATACATTAGCTTCAATGATAACTGGGTGATTAGGAACAGCGCCAATCAATCCGTTAAATAAAGTTGGTTCTTTATCATAAGATACCCCAACAAAGAAATCCAAAT